GTCAGTAAACATCTTTTTAGCATCTGGTCCAGTTTTAGATAATATTCCATATCTGGAATCACTGGATATTGTCGCGAGATTAACAACTTCCCCTGAAGCCATAAAAGAAAATCCAGAACGTCTATTTTTAAGATAACACATTCCATAACATCTTTTATCAGCTTTGCAAGCTTCCCAAAATATAAAAAACAACCTATTGGCTTCTCTATAGTCTGGTGCTCCAACATCAATTTTAGACCATTGTAAATACATATAATGTGTACCAGTTATATAAGTATCTACACCTTTATTTTTAAACCAGAAACCTTCTTCTCTTCTTTTGAATTCTTCATCAATATATTCAAACCATTCCTCTTTAAAATCTTGAGGATATTGTTTCCAGTCAAAAACAGTTTTAATTCTATTTAATTCTTTTGGATAATCAAATTTTACCCATTTATTTTCTTTAAAAGTATGAATATTAGTAACTTTAGGTAGGGCTATTTTAAGGTTTTGTATTTCATATACTTCGCCTATTTCCCCAGTCCTACTAATAACTATAACATCATGCTCTTTATTGTATCCATATTCCCATTTTTTATAACGATTTAATCGTTTAATAACTTTAGGTTTAATATGGTCATCTACTACTTTATATAGAGTTTGTTCGTACATTATTTAGACCTCCCCTCTGCAAAACCTTTAAAAGTCTTTTCTTTCTTGACTTCTTTAGGTTTATCTTCTAACATATTTTTTTCTTCTTCTAATCTATTTAAGATTTCAAAAGCATCAAATATGGCTAGTTTTTTAGTAGCTGCAGCATTTTTAAGTCTATCAGCTGATATATCATCATCTGAATCAACAATAGGTTCTTTAGCTACTTTAATTAATTCCTCAACAGCTTTGTGCCCAGCGTGGATTATATTCAGCTTCGTGTCCTTGGTGCTCATGTTTAATAATGATATTTTTAGATTTCATACAATATAATAACTCTTTGTCAATAATGAACTCCCATTCTCTGTTTCTTGGGAAACTAATTAAATCACCTGGATTAACTCCTTGACTATTAAGATATTCATTGCCGTATTTTAAAATACCTACAAATTTTTTATCTATAGTATTAATTAAAAGATTATCATCTTTAACGGGTTTTACAAAGCAATACCCTCCAAATGTTTTCCATTCATTATTTCTTTTATATAAATAAATTTGATCGGGCTGAGCAAAATATAAATCTTCCTTAAAATAAGAAGATGAATTTCTTTCCTTCCCTTTTTGATCAAACCACCTTCTAAATATATTATGATGTACAATAACAATATCTCCAACCTTTATATCTGTGTCATATGCGGCTGGAATAGATAATACTTTAGCGTGGCGGCTAATAAAAGTAAACTCTTCAATTGAACTGTTTACAATTAACTTTTTATCATCAACCTCTATTTCATTGTTATATCTTTGATTTAAAGGTGTGATAATAAACTTATATAAACTATTCATTAATATTCTAAATCATATTCAACAGATATTGCCATATGAGAATTGAATTTCTTCCATGGCAATACCTCTTGATTTTTTATGATATATATATTATAAGAGGAATCAGATTCGTCATGCACAATAGTTTTAATAGTGTGTCCCCCATATACCTGCTGACCTAAAGAATAGTGCATAGCATCATTCTTATAATCAGCGCCTATACTGATTTTTCTTATATTAGAAGTCATTACTCAGCTTTTTTAAGCTTAGTTTTTTCTTCTTCTGGGATTTCAGTATACTCACCTGTTTTAACATCGATGTTTACTGCACCATAAGTTTCTTCTAATTTTTGCTTCAACTCACCCATATCTTTTTCTAATTGAGCTATTGCGCCTAAACTATTACCTTTTTGTACTTCTAAAAATCCAATGTTACTAAGATGTTTTTGTAACTCTGTTTGATTTGTTTGAATTGCTTGCAATTCTTCTTGTGTAATTTCTTTTACTTCTTCTTTTTTTGACATAATTTTTAATTTAATTTGATTAATACTTACTTATCTATAGTCACGTATTTTACTACGATCTTACTTCTTATTATAAATACTTGAGACCTTTTCTCCCGAGCGTCCACCGAAATAGGCTAAAACAACAGCCATCATTACTTTTTCAAAGGTATCATTCCATAAGGAATTAATTTGAAAAGGTATGCTTTCTACACTGTCTAAAATACCAGCTAAAGAAAATATAACTATACACCACACTAAAACTAATGGCCGTACATTTTTACTTAACCAAGAATCAGACATGGAATCTGCCTCCCATCTTGAAGTTATTGCTGCTATTTCCTTATTCTGTTGCTCATATATTATTTGCTGCAATTTAATCTTATCCTCTGGACTAACATTAGATTTTGTTATTTCTGCTATAGCTTCTTTAGGAGATGTAACACCTTGTAAGATATTTCCTAAAGTAGGGTTAATAACAGAGGCAGCCCCTAATAATAATTGGCCAACGGTAGTTTCTTTAAACCTTTTTTTGTTTGGCATAAGCTTCTTTTTCCCAAGGTAAATTTTTATCTCCTTCTTTTATTTTAGATCGATCATATTTTTTTCCTTCAAAACAAACATAATCATCATCCCAACTAAATCTACCTTCTTTTATTTGTTGTACATGTATTTTTTCATGCTCTACTGTGTCCTCTTCCATGTCATGTGGAAGGTTCTCATTAAGCACAATGCTACCATTCATTAAGGTAACTCCATGTGTAGTACCCTCCTCAAAAGGAGCTCTATACACCGGGGTATTATCTACCTCGTAAGGCGGGCGCATTTTAAAAGCCATTTTTTACTTAGTCTTTCCTCTCTCTTGTGGCATATTCCCGCCAATATCGCTTACTGCTTCTTCGCCTGTTACTGCGTCAACATCTTTAGTATCTACATCAACCCCATCTGCATGAGCAGCTGATTTTCTATCTCTAAGCTTTCTATCTTCATCCCAAATAGCATCTTTTGCATCATGAATTAATCTTCTCTCATGATCCATGTCGGTGCGTAAGTGTTGATTACCTGAGTATCCTTTATATTTTCCCATTGTTAATTGTTTAATTGTTGTTTTAATTGTTTTACTTCTGCAGACAATTCTTGTACTGCTTTTACTAATACTGGAACTAGTCTGCCGTAAGTAGCTTCTAGTTTCTCTGGATTACTGTCATATACTAAATTCAAAAAGTCATCATCTACTGATTGTAATTCTTGAGCAATAAACCCAATATCTTTTTTGCCTTTATTTGCACTAAAAACCTCTACT